CGCTGCCAGAAAGGAGGGTGTTGCTTGCCATTTCGGATTACCTCATAGCAGAGCGCCCAGGTTCTCCAATGAAGGGTTCTTGCGCAGCCGCTCGATGCGGTCTTTCTGCGTTTTCTGGGCACTGTTTGTCGGGTTGGCCGCGCCCGGTGTGGCGGCTCGCGGCGGCGGATTGTTCGGCTTCGTCGCGGTCTTGTTCTTGAGCGCGTCGTAAGCCATCGCCTTGTTGGCGATCACCCAAAATCCGGGTTCGAGTGCCGCTGATCCGGCCTTCGCGCCATCAAGGCCGCTTTCAGTCAGATACTTGGCGACTTCATCGAACTTCTGTTTCGGGTTTTCTTTCCAGCCCGGCAGGGTGTCGATCAACACGCGCTCGGTCTTGGCCTGTTTCTCGGCGGTCTGGCGTTGCCTTTCGGCCTCCAGTTGCTTCGATGCATGACCAAGCGCCTGCTGCGCCTGTTGCAACTTGTCCTTCATGGCGTCGTGTTGCTGCCGCTGTACCAGATACAGGCTCGGGTCTTGCTGAGCCAGTGCGATCGGTGGCGGCTCACCGATCAAGCCTTGCGCGAAGTTCACGATGGCGCGCAGGTCTTCAACGGCCTGCACTTGATGCTGTTCGACTTGCTTGCGTTCGGTCTGGATGGTCTCGCGTTCGGATTCCAGAGCGCGCCGCTCGTCCGCCAGCGCCATCGTTTTCTTCGTGTAGTCGTAACCCTTTTGCGCGAGTTCGTTCAACTCGCTTTTCTTGACCGTGATGTCTTGGCCATCGTGCTTGAGGGTGATTTCCTCGTCGGCATCGGATGACTTGTCGTCCGTCTCCTCGTCGGACTGTTCGCCGTCCTCTTCGCCGTCTTGGCCCTCGTCATTGCCATTTGCTTGCTGCTCGTCTTGTTGTTCGTCGTTGTCCCCGAGCATCGCACCGATGGATTCGGCGGTCACTTCCTCGGGCTGGCTCGCGCCTTGGCCTTCCTGCGTCATGGTCATCTACCTCGTTGTGGGAAAAGCTTCTCGGCAAGCTTCCGCTTGCGATTGATTTCGGCTTGCGCCAATTGCCCGCTGCGCATGGTCGAATCCAGCGCGGCATGGACTTTCTGCAAGATCACCAGGAATCGATGGCATTCCTCCCGCTCATCCAGCGAACGCGATTCCTTCCACTTCCCCACAAGGCTCTCTTCGAGCTTCGCGTAGGCGTCCTGATAGATAGGGTTATCCAGCACGGCCTGCGCTTGCTGGCCGCGCTGTGCGTCGATTTCGTTGGTCATTGCTGGGCGCCCGACGCAATCTGGCTCGCTGCCTGCTGCAACTGCTGCCAGTCAAGCTCGGCCTGCGCGAGACCCATGTTCATGCCGACCTGATGCGCGCTCTGGATGTTGTCGAGCGTCGCCGCGGCGGCTTCGTGCTGCGCCTTGGCCGAGTCCAACTGCGCGGAATGCGCCTTGTGGGCGATGTTGGCGCCTGCTTCCTGCGCATCGATCTGGACCTTCTGCTGCTTGATGGCAAGATCGCCCTGTCGCGCGGACTCCTTGACCTTCAACATGAAGTTTTCCTGCTGGGTCTGTTGCAACTGCCCATGCAGCGCCTGCAGCTGCTGGCCCATTTGCTGCAACTGCGCCTGCAATGCCTTCATCGGAGGCACCGGCTGGCCCGGTTGCTGGCCCTCCGGCATCACGAACTCCTGCGGATTCTTGAACTCGTTGAGCGTGGCATAGAGCCTGATCGTGTTGGCGACCTGCTCCGGCGTAACGATCCCCAACTGCAGTCCCTGCATCTGCAACGGCATCATCGACATGACACGCTGAGCCTGTTGCTGCTTGGTGCCATGCCCCAGCCCCACATTGATCGTGATGTTGAACTGGTCTTTCCACTCATCGGGGTTGATCGGAATGAAATTGTCCGCAACCTTGATCCATTCCTGCGTCTTCTGGTATTGCGTCACCAGTTTCAGCAGCTTGCGGAACATCACCTTGATCGCCGCTGCGGCAAAGCGCGACATCAGCCGGAGCCGCATGTCCGATTTCTGCGTAATGATGTTGATGCCGGTCGCGGTCTTGTTCAGTGAATCGGAATCAAGCCCCTGCGAATAGCGCGTGAATCCCGTCCGGTTTTCGAGATCATCCTCAAGCCATTGGCTCGCCTGTTCAGCGCCTTCCGGCAAGCTGGGCGACCCAAGTGGCGCAACAGCTTGGTTGGCTGCGCCGCGGCCACGCACGATGCCGCCCGGACGGTTGTCGAGCAGGTCATCGATATTGACTCCGGCATCCTCGTTGACGTACGTGCGGCCGTTGACCGATAGATATGTGTTGTCCAGCACGGCGCGCTTGAGGTTCGTGCGCTCAAGCTGGATGTCGTAGGCGCGATCAGCCGGACAGTCGCCGAAATAGGCGTGCGGCCGCGGCATCAGGCACATTTCAGCGAAGGGATGGTCGTCAACGTGCTGGTGAGAAACCATCTGCGCGTTGACCATGCAGACCTGGTTCCACTCGGCGATGCCGTCGCCATCTACGTCCAGCATCAGGTAAAGCTCGGCGTATTCATACAACGTGTGCGATTCGTGGATTTCCTGCGTGTAGATGTCGCCCTGCACTTCGCCGAGCATGTCATTGGCTTCGACGTTGTACTGGATGTCCGTCACGGAGCTTCCAATCGCCCCGACGTTATCCATGTCGATACCAAGCTGCTCAAGCTCGAATCGCGGCTTGTTGCAGACGTGCCCGATAGCCCAAGGCTTGCCGCCCCAACGCGCGTTCGGATCGATCCGCATTTCATGCGGGGGCACCACTTCCACGCGATAGGCCATGCGCGTGCCACGCTTGCGGCCATCGACGCTCACCGTTCCATCGGGCGCCTCCTTTGGCTCGTCAAGTTCCCAATCGTCATTGGCGAGCATCTGCACCTGCTCCGGCAACAAGCCGGTGAACTGCTGGAACTCTTCGTGTTCCTCTTCTTCGGCCCAAATCTTCACGAACCCCACTTTTTGCAGGCAGGCATCGTGAATCCAGTCGTACAGCGTCTGGAGGCCGTCGTTCTTCTTGTAGAACAGATAATTGAGGTATTTCGTGGCTGAATCAGCCTGATCGGAGTAACTCATTCCCTGCGGGTGCAAGGGCGACGGCGGAAGATCGGGCTTCGTTGGCTCGCAGGTAAGCGCCGCTTCGTCTGACACGAACACGTCGAGCAGTTGTGGCAGCATTCCATCGACCACCTGCGCCACGTCCTGGCTGACATACTGCGAACGATCTTCGATTTCAGGAGGCGCAAACTCCATGACGGGCTGCGCGTTGTAGGCACGCAGGTTGCGGTCGCGCAACACGCCAACCTCAGAATCCGGAGCGCCCATCGAACGCGTCAGGAAACCGCGTGCAATGGTTTCCAGTTCGGGGGCGTCGATCTTCTTGGCCATCAGTGATGCAGCCTGCGGTATTGAATGGGCGCGCGGCTCGTGATCATGTTTGCGGTTTGCTCGTAGTCGATCGCCATCAGCCCGAAGGCATCGGCGGCATGGCTTGACCAGTCGTGATCAGGCCCAAGCCCGACGGATCGTGTAGGATCGCGTTTTTCGTGATACCAGCCCAAGGCTTCGCGGCCCGCTTGCGTTGCCATCTCGTGGAACCAGATGTTTGGGAAGATGCGGCGCACGGCTTCAATGCGTGTCGCTGCCGCGCCTTGTCCAAGGTTCGGCACCACGCGTGTTTCGTAGCCAGCTTGCCGAAACGCGCTCTGGTAGCTGACGCTGAAAACCTTGTCGTGGTTCGCGCCATCGTGAGGCAGCACGATCAGCGGGCTGTATTTCCTCTCCCGCAGCCAGTTCACATGCTCGGCAAGGGGCTGCCCCACGGCTTCGTAGTAATCCAGCACGCGGATTTCCTTGCCCACGTACTGCACGATCCACATCGCGAAGGCATCCGCTTTCGCGCCGGTGCCCCCAATGTCGATATACGCCCGCAACGGCAACAACGGATCAACCGTGATGCGTCCAATGCGCCGATCAGACAAGCACTGCGCCAGTTGCTTGGCGAAGTACGCACCTGATGCGACGCTGACGTAATCGCCTTCCCAGATATGCGCGTACTGCTCGGGCTCGATTCGTAGGCAGTCAAGACGTTCCTGTTCTAAATCCTTCGGAAACCATGGATTGTCTTTCCAGAGCGCCTGCACAACAACAGCGCCGGTAGGCTGTTCGTTTCCACGTAATAGCACGTCTACTGCGTCGCTTTTCTTGCGCGGATTCCATGTAAACACCATCTCTGCGCCGTTCGCGCGGATCGTTGGCTTAAGCAGCATCAAGCTTCCTGGGGTGATGGTCTGCGCTTCCTCGCACCACGCCCGCTTAAAGTTCTCCAGCGATTTGATCGACTCTGCTGTGTAGTCGTTC